GAAGAATCTTGGAACATGCCCCCGACTTGTCAGTGGTAATTTCAAGCAAAATTCACAAATTATAGATCCAATCTATCAAGCTTATGTCCAGGAAACTGGGGATAATTCTATTGAAAAACTTGTAGGTTGTACTCCTGCCATTCATACCCAACAAAGGTATATTAAATCAATATCAAAATGTGATAAGCCTCGGCTTCCACGTCCTGATGATCCTTTATGGCATATAGCTGGTGAATATACTCGTCGTATGTTTGATTACCAACATAATAGTAATTTTTCTATGATCTATGATATCAATATGTCATCTTCTGTGGGAAAACCTTATTCCTCTATGGGGTTTAAGTCTAAAGCTGAACTTTTAGCTTCTGAAATTTTCACTGCAGAGATACAACGTTGTCATACTCCTATTTGGTCAATATTTCCGAAAGAGGAATACCTTCCTTTTGACGATGTCGTGATCGATGAGAAACTTAGAACAATTTTTAATCCAGAACTTCCTTTCTTGATACACCAAAAATTTTATTTCGATGAACAAAATTATCGAATGAAAAAATACGCCCATAGTTTTCGAACTCATTGGCCTCGTTATGGTTTTATCAAACAATTTGGTGGTTTCAATCGATTATGCCTCTCTCATGAGTTGGCTTTTGATGATCCCATACATTTTACTATAGATGTTTCTGGTTACGATCGTGATATTTGTCTCATAGAAGTATATGATGATAGAACTTATTTTCTTTTTCCTGGACAGGATTTTATGATAAGAAAAACAGGTGATCAGGCCGAGTTGTGCTCAACCGAAGATGTATGTATTAAAACACATTATCAATGGGTAGTAAAAAACACACTCGAACCTGTTTGCTGTATGAATGATGGAACTATGTTTCAACGCCCAGATGGTAACTCTAGTGGTTCAAATAACACTACTGTTGACAACTGTTGGTCACATACTCGTATTTGTTTTTATTTATATCTTCGTCTAGGAGTTAAGCAATTCGGAAGAATATTGTCTTATTCTGAGATATTGGCTAATGTTGTCAAATCTCTTTATGGAGATGATATTCTAGGAACATTAAACAAACCCTTTTGGTTTCCTGATGGATTCGTCCAACAGGAATTTGAGGATTTTGTACGTGATACCTATGCCTTGTTACGGTTAACTGTAAAGGACCGTGCCTTTAAAATTTCCCCTTCTTTGGAGGGATTAGAATTTTTGGGCTCTACAGCGCAATGGAATAAATCGTTAAATGCCTGGATTCCGAAACCTCGTTTGGAAAAATTGACAACTTCAATTTCCCAAATGTTGAAACTTAAGTCACCTGATGTCATAGCGGCATCTCTTACAACTTTTTTTGATCTAACTGCTTTAGGGCAGTCTGAAGAGGAAAAGATTGTACAGATTTTTATTAGAAATTACTCTAGTTGGCTTTTAACTAATTATCGAGATCATTTAACAAATGAGTCTGATATTGCTAAGTTAATGGATATACGAGATAGGAAATGCAGTGCCTTAAATATAGTGCTCGGTTTAGAACAATTCGAAATACCTATACAGCAACAATCTGCCCAACCTATTGGAGGGTTTAGTTTTTTCCCTTCTGAGCAACAAGCTTCTCATATTCATCGGAAGGAGGTAGGCTTTAAAAAATATATGATGAACAAAAATCAGAAGAAGAAAGGACTTCGTGTGCCTGGCGCTTTCGTGGGTGGTGTTCCAAGTTTTCCAGAAATGGAAACAGAACCCATCATCAATCATCATCAAAAACAACAACAACAACAACAACAACAACAACACCGTAAAAAGTCTAAGGCAACTTGGATTTTAACGGAAACAGATTTTTGTCCTCCCGGATTTGAAACCTTACCAGAGACTTTGTCTTTTGCAGGTGGAATTCCAGGAGGTCCAAATTTCCTAGCTCGAAACTACATTGGTTTCATAAATGAGTACAGGAACTCTGCACATTCAAAAGGTCTTCCAATTATAGAAGACATTACCTATGACTATAAAATGACTGGAATGGCACATATACCTGGGTGGGAATGCAAGGCAACTTGCACCTACTCGGGTTTACGCTATAAAACCCTAACACGTCATAGTGTTAAAAAAGATGCTCAGCAGGCCTGTGCTCGTATGGTTAGTTTGTATATAATACATCAATTGTGTCGTAAAAACAAGCTTTCTAATGAGACCACTGTTGCTCGTCAAGACTTTTTAGACTTTTGGACTGCTATGCAGCCTAGGTTTTTATTTTTGACTCAAGATGTTCGTAAGAGATATGAGGGATTCGTCCCTCATGTAGCAGACTATTATTTAGAATGTGATCCTAATGAACTTTTTGAAGATATTGTAGACCGTAAGTTTAAGATTTTTCGCAAAAAAGATTCCTCTAATAATCCTAAGGGATGGAAGGAAGACTTGACAGCAGATGGTGACGTAGAGGAAAATCCTGGTCCTACTTTTCGGAGTAGGCTTGGTAGAAAACTCTCCTTTTATGAGTGCATCTTTCGGGATGCACAAGATAATCTTTTTCACAACACACAATTCTCAACACCCTCAGCATTACAACATGCACAAGAGGTAGAAGATTATTATTGGTATTGTCGAGATCGAAATTCTAATTATGAAGGGGATTTTGAAGAAGATCTGTCTTCTGATGGTGATGTTGAATTAAATCCTGGACCCTTGACAAAGGCCCAGTATTTACAAAAACATAAACTTAAATATGATAAAGCTGGTTTAACTCCTGCCCAAAGATCCCAAAGGTATGTTCAATATGCCCAAGGTCAATCTAAAATGCGGGTTCGACCGGCTACTAAGAAACAATTACGACCTAGACGAGTTCAAGGTGGTGCTGTGGATGGTTCAGTTTTTAATTCTGGTTCAAAAATGGTCGCTCGCGATCAAATTGCAACTTTCTCAAAACGACTTCCTAAAGGCCCTCCTGTTAATATGTCATCTTGTGCCAGATTATATGCTATTGGATTGGTTAATCCCTTTTCCTTTTTCGATTCTACTGATGCTCGATCAAATAGACCTATGGGCTTAGGAGATGTCCCACCAGACTTACCCTGTTTACCCACTTTTCCATCTTTGAAATCTCGTCGTACTAAATTTTATATCAGAGGAACAACTGTTTCTGATACTAATGGTGAATTGTCTGTCTCTTATGCCCCTCGGCGTTTGGCTAACAATTATGCAACTACTCTTAATAATCAATGTCCTTTGATTTTAAGCAATGGTACTCTTCCAACTTTTACTAGTCAGTTTCCGGTGCTTGACACCGGTGCTGCACTTACAACAGGATACTTAGCTTTAAATTTTAACTCCGACTACACAACAACAAATATAAATTCTCTCAATAATGTTGAGAGATTGGTATGTGCTGGAGTTAGAATTAGATATGCTGGTCCTGATCTTAGTCGTTCTGGAATTGTACAATGCTGTATGGTCCCTAGTCATAACTCTCTTAGTAATCAATCAGTCGTCACAATGTCTAATTATGAGACTTATTTTCGTTTACCTGTTTCAAAGAAATGGTTTACTCTTGTTTACACACCTGTTCTACCTGGAGAATATCAATATGATGTTGATATTATTGCAGACGGATTTGGGGAAGATAACCTCTTAGGAGCCGCTAATTCTCATTTTATGGGAATATACGTTACTGGTGCAGCGCCAAGTACTCTTTTTGAGTATGAAGCCTGTGCCATAATGGAAGCAGTCGGCAACAATATTCGAGGTCTTCGCCTAGCCGATTCTGATATCCGTGGTTTAGAAATGGTCAATAATGTGGTTCGTCCTGAAACACAAATGGCTATAAATACAGATGGTGTCTCATCAGTATTGAACAACATCATTCGTGGTGCTGGCATGTTAACTTCAATTGTCCCTAGTGTAGCTAGGGCTGCTAGTACTATATTTGATGTTGGTTCTATGTTTCTTTGAGTAAACTTATTTTATAAAACTTTGGTTTCCGGCCTATGAATCTTGGCCCCTTTCTGAGCAGTCTCTTTAACTGACAGGTGGTAAAATAGGTTTGCTGTGTGGTTTTCTGACATTTTCAGTTATGTCTTCCCACACATTAAATAATTGCATAAATTTGGTAGCCCATGGTAAAATGTACATGGTCTGACGTGCGCTAAAGTGAGATGAAACTTTCCAGTCCCTTGACAGGGCTCCTGGATGATCTTAACGACGAACGAAAAGAACTACG